GGCCACCGTCTTGCCGCCGTCCCATTCGCGAGCCGTTGTTCCGTTGTCGCCCGATGATGTGATTTTGGCCTGTAGGTAAATATAGTATTTGTCTTCAGAGCCAATCTGTCCTCCATCGGCGTTCTTGCCATAGAGGTCAATAAGCTCAGAAGGGAATACGACAAGAGCAGAGTCGTTGGAGTCCAAATTGCGCGGAATGGCCACATAGACATATTTCTCGCTGTTCGTATTAAACATTGTAGGCACAGCCCGCAGGGGCCAGCGTCGGTAGTTATGGCCGTTGTCATAAGAAACGATGCCTTTTATATACACGAGAACCTGAGCTCCTGTTGCATAAGAAGCCTGAATGAAATTAGGTATGCCGAGGGCGTTCAGCTCTATATATAAAGCCGACGGAGAGATCCAGTAGTCCTGGGTTCTCGCCTGCGTCATCGTGTAAGTCGGGCTTTCGTTGTTGTCTTGTGCCATGTCCTGTGTTATTATAGTTTTCTGTAATGGTTGATTTTTTTATTTCTATTACAAAGATAAAAAAAACGTCAGGACTGGTTAGGAC